TGAAGCCGTACAGGAAATTAACCGTCAAGCGGCTTTTGTCCAAACCAGCAATGACAATGCCCGCGCTATTGCAACCCAATTGGGGTATGACGGCGCGTTAACGGTAGGTGCTTTGGAAGATGAAATCCGTTTTTATCAGCGGCGCACTGCCGAAGCATGTATCGAGCTAGGCAAACGTTTAGTGCTGCTAAAAGAACTGACTCCGCGCGGCGAGTTTAACGAACGCTGTACGTTATTGGGCATCAGCCGGTCCACTGCATATCGTTTTATGCAGGCTGCAAAAAAATTCTCAAATCGTCCCAATTTGGGACGATTGACGGTTAATAAAGAAAGTGCAGGAAAGTTTTTAGAACTACTCATACTTGATGACACTGAAATAAAAGAGCTGGATCAAGACGGTAGCGTATTGGGCATCAAGTTAGATGCTATTGATTGCATGTCTGCAACAGAGTTACGCAATGCCCTGCGTGATGCCCGTGAAGACCAAAAAAAGCAACGCGCCGACCTGCAATCCCAGTTGGAAAGTCAAGGCAATATACTCAAAAAGAAAGATGACAAAATTAATGAGCTGGACATCGAACTGGACAAATTGCGGGGGCGTAATCAGGTTGAAAATCGGGAGATGCTTGGCGAACAGCAGTTGGCCTGCCTACAGGCCTATACCCGCACCCTGGTCGGCAATATAGATGCCAGCTTAAACAGCGAAATACTTAAGCTGACCAATATGTTTGATGGTGCTCCCATCCCTAAGCATATCGAGCTGGCAATCGCCCAAGCCATCGGCCTGATCATTACCGCTGCTTATGGCGTGGCTGATAATTGGGGCATTGACCCTAGCACTGATCCCGATACGGCATCAGACCTGCCCGCCAAAGCGGATGCCGAAGCCTTTCTGAAATGGCAATCAGAGCAAGACGCTGATCAAGCCGGAGAAGAATGATGTTAGAACCGGCTTATATCCAGGCATTAGTGGCGATTGCCGATGAAGCGGCAAAAGCCGGACACGGTAACAAAGAGCCTATCTATCAACGCGCTTGCGAACAACTAAAAATAAGCCGTGGCACATTGCTGCGGGATATTAGAAGAGTTTGTGTGGGGACTCCACGAAAACGCCGCTCTGATGCAGGACAGGTAATCTTAAGCCCCGATGATGCCGAAATCATTTCCGCTTATCTGATGGAAGGCTACCGTAAAAACAACAAAAAAATCACGTCCTTGGATGAGGCTGTCAGTGTGCTTAGACAAAATGGGATGATCATAGCGGCATCTATTGATGAGGCTACAGGACAGATGACGCCATTATCAAACTCAGCTATTGCACGGGGCCTGCGTACTTACACGCTACATCCAGAACAGCTCTTGCAGCCCACACCTCATAGTCGCCTGAAATCTAACCATCCTAATCACGTTTGGCAGGTCGACGGCTCAGTATGCGTCATTTACTACTTGCCGGACGGTGGTAGCGAATTGGTGGAACTGGATGCGGCGGTGCATTACAAAAACAAGCCGCAAAACCTTAAGGCTATCGAGCAGTTCCGCGTCATCCGCTACGTCATGACCGACCACACCTCCGGCCTAGTCCGTTACCGCTATTACCCCCACGCCGAAAGCGGTGAGCATACCGTGCGGTTTTTGTCTTGGGCCATGGCAAAAAAAGGCAGTAAAGACCCATTCCACGGTGCGCCGCTCATTATTATGGTGGACCCAGGGGCAACCTCTGGCGGCTTGGTGCGGCGGTTTTGTACCCGCATGGGCATCGAGCTGATTGTCAACAAACGCAAAAGCCCCCGCAGCAAGGGTTCAGTTGAAAATGGCAATAACTTGGTGGAAACCAGCTTTGAGCAAGGCTTACGTTTTTTAGCGCAACGTCCCAGTGATTTCAATGAATTGAACCGCTTAGCCGAAGCGTATCAGCTCTGGTGGAATGCTACCAAAATACATAGCCGCACCAACCGTACCCGCTTTGATGTATGGCTGACTATCTCCGCTTCACAATTGCGTGTCACGCCTAATGCCGATGTGCTGCTACAACTGGCAACAGAAGAGCCGATCAAGCGTCAAGTGCGCGGAGACCTGACCATATCGTTTAAAAACCGCATTTGGAACGTCAAAGATGTCCCCGGCGTATTGGTCAAGGGTGACGTATATGTACATTGGCATCCTTTTCTTGATGATACCGCAATGGCCGTTACTTGGGGAGAGGATGGCCATGAACACCATATCGCCCTGCCTGAAATCACGCTTAACGAATACGGCTTCCACGATAACGCCAATGAAATCGGCGCAGAATATGGGGCAAAACCGGATACGCAAGCAGATACCAACCGTAAGCGCATCCACCGGATTGCTGCCGGAACAACTACGCAAGCGGAAACCGAGAAAAAGCGGGAAGAGACGCATTATGTCCCACTTGACGGCAAAGTTGACCCCTACATCGCCGCAAAGCAAGCTCAGCCGACATTGATATCCAAGCTCGGTACCGATATGGCGTTACAAATCCCCACGCAAGAGCTGACCCGCAAAAACCACGCCCAAATGGCCATCTGGCTACGCAATAGCCTGGGCGACGATTACTCACCGCAAATTTTAGGAGACTTAAAAACGAACTACCCCAACGGGGCTACCGAACCGGAACTGGAGGAAGTCCTGGAACATTTACGCGCTGGCCGCTCCGCAGCCGGCAAAGCCCGCCTGAAAGCCGTTTAAGGAGAACACCATGATGTACCTGATCACCATCACCGACACACCAGAATCCCCGTTAGATGGGGGAAACGTCACGATTAATGTGCAACGGATTGCCGCACATGACGAAGCCAACACACCAGCACAAACGATAGTGACGTATCTGGAAAAAGCCATTGACCTTTATATCCAGACACATGATGCAAAGCTTGCAATGCCGGAGGCCGGAACATGCTTGCACTAAAAACCACCCTGAGCGACCACGGCATCAGCCAAGCGGCACTGGCCAAGGCCATCAGGCTAAGCCCCGCCACAATAGCGCAAATTATTAACCACAACCACTGGCCAAAAAAGCCAGACCCAAAGCAAGTGAAGGGGCTGATAACAGAAGCCCTGGCTGACCAAAACATCACTGTTGACGCGGCGATGTTCAAACCCGTAGCCGCTGTTGACGCAACGGCCCCAAAACTGAATGAGGACACACTCGATATGCTCTTAAGAAAACAAACCCTGTCACCAGCCGCCCGGCGGCATTTTAACTTATTCCGCAACCCTTTTGACAACGAAATCACGGAGGCCGAGGACGTTTACGCCAGCCCCACCATACGTTTTGTCCGCGAGTACATGCACACGACCGCAAACCTGGGCGGATTTGTCGCCATTGTCGGCGAGTCCGGCGCAGGGAAATCTACACTGCGCAAAGACCTTGAAGACCGCATCGCCCGCGAATCGGCAAGCATCATCCTGATCCAGCCCTACGTTCTGGGGATGGAAGATAACGACAAAAAGGGCAAGACGTTAAAGAGCGCCTCCATCGCCGACGCCATCATCAACACCGTCGCACCCAATGCGACCCCCAAAGCGTCGATGGAAGCCAAGAGCCGCCAACTGCATAAAATCCTTAAGGACTCCCATACCAGCGGCATGAAGCACTGCCTGATCATTGAAGAAGCCCACGCCTTGAGTACACCGACCTTAAAGCACTTAAAGCGGTTCTTTGAGCTGGAAATCGGCTTTAAAAAACTGATCAGCATCATCCTGATCGGCCAAACCGAACTAAAGACCAAGCTTAGCGACCGCTCACCGGAAGTCCGCGAAGTCGTCCAACGTTGCGAGTTGATAGAGCTGCCCCCACTGGACACGCATCTTGACGATTATTTGCGCTTCAAATTTCAGCGGGTTGGCGCGGAATTACAAAACATCTTTGAAAAAGATGCCGCCGACGCTATCCGCGCCCGCCTTATCTTTACCAAGCCCAGCAAAACCAACCGCGAGACCATCAGCATGATGTACCCGCTGATGATCAACAACTTGGTCGTCGGGGCCATGAACCAAGCCGCCGAACTGGGATTTACAAAAGTCAGCGGTGACCTGATCCGCGAAGCATAGAGGATAACCATCATGAAACCCCGCCAAAATTTTTGCTGGAAAACTATTTATGAGCATCTGAATGCCCTGTATCACCTGCATGAGCAGCACGGCGTGACGCTGGGCAACTTCATGCAGCGCCCAGGACATTATCAGTATTGGATACAGGTCTATTTTGCCAACGCGGCCCTGCTCATCAACCGCCCCCACGGGGCGACTATCAAGCTGTCATGCTTCTTGCAATATCCCGACGAAATATTGCTGGCCGTCTTTAATGCCGACCAATTGGCCGTACTTGAGACAAATCAGGCAATGCCATCCCAACCCTTAGTCGTCATGGCGTTTTGGACGGACACCAATAGCGAGACGATATGGCGGAATGGGCAATATGTCCAGCCGCTGCACCATAAGGCCTATCGTCGTCGGGTACGGGTGCGCCAATGATAGACCGTATCCCCTGCCCACATTGCGGCGGTGTCTTTACATTGGCACAAGCCTTGGAAGATATGGATGCCCGGCGGTTTTTTATCCTGCTCGGCGAGTTGCCGCCGGACATTATCCGCCCGTACCTGCTTTATCTAAAGCTGTTCAAGCCCCGCAAGCAAGTATTGCGCTGGCAAAAAATACTGGCCTTAACCGAAGAGCTGGCCCCGATGATTAAAGCGGCGATGGTTACCCGCAACCGCATTGACTACCGTATCCCGTTAGAGCAATGGATAGCGGCCATCAATCAGCTAGCGACCAAGCCACCGGAAACGCTGGAATTGCCGCTTAAGGGCCACGGCTACCTACTTTGCATTCTGGCCAGCCAAGCTGAAAAACACGCGGCCTTGCAAGAAGACAAAACCGAACAGCAACGGCGCAACCGTGGGGCAAGCGGGGCAGACGAAGGCCTCCGGCCAGTCGTTAAAACCCTCTATGCCCCCAAACCGACCAGCGAAAAACCGCCCGATGGCGAAAAGAAAAAGCCGCCAGAAAATTGGCGAAAAGACATCAAAGTTTAATACAGGCAGTCATTGCCCAACCCTTAACGTCAAGGAAAAAACCTCATGAAAAAACGTAGACTTAAATCTGCCGCCGTCGCTTTTGCTGTACCAGCCGATCGTGACCAATGCGCCGTTATGATCAACAAAATCGGGGTGGTATCCCGGCAGCTCACCGTCCTGAACTCGCAAATGAACGATGAAATCGCCAAAATCACCGACCAATACACCGGACAGTTCACGCCGCTGCAAGAAGAGCTAAAGCAATTGCAGCAGGGTGTGCAGATTTTCTGCGAGGCCTTTCGCGGCGAATTGACTGATGGCGGCGAAACGAAAACCGGACACTTCATCACCGGTACCGTGCAGTGGCGGCAACGCCCCCCCAGCGTCGCCGCCAAAGGAGTTAAGGCAATTATCGATCATTTGAAAAGCTTGGGGCTGCACCGATTTATCCGCACAAAAGAAGAACTGAACAAAGAAGCGATGCTCAACGAGCCGCTGGCCATCGCAGGTGTTCCGGGCTTGAGCATTAAAACGGGGGTGGAAGACTTTGTTATTGAACCGCTGGAAATCGAAGAGACATGACAATAGGCGCACTACAAGCCGCTGTTGCATTGCTGCAAGAGCAACACAAAGCAGCATTCGAGTCGGCAATGAACCACCCCAACCATAACTATTATGATGAGTCCGACCATTATCCAGAAAAAAATGCTTGCTTTGAGTTAGGCGACCAACTTGCTCATACCAAACAACAACTGGATAAGGCCCTTAAACAAAAGGCAAAAATATGAATACTGCACAAGCCCACAAAAAAATGCGCGAAACCACTGCCGAAAAAACAGTACGGCTGAAAAGATTGATTCAAGTCGGCAAAAAACAACTGGAAATGGCTGACGAAAGCTACCGCGCGATGCTCAAATCAGTCACCCGCAAAGACAGCACCAAGGGCATGACAGTAAGTGAGTTAGAAAGCGTGGTCAGCCGCTTAGTCCGGCTGGGCTTTAGAATTAAAGCCAAGCCAGATGACCGTGTCCAAGCGCAAGACCGCCAAGCCAAAAAAATCCGCGCTCTGTGGTTAGAATTGGCGACCGCTAAATTAGTGCGCGATTCCAGTGAAACTGCACTGGCCGCTTACGTCAAACGGCAGACAGGCGTGGAAGCCCTGCAATGGCTTAGCAGCGAACAAGCCAGCCAAGTTATCGAGGCATTGAAAAAATGGCAGGGGCGCAAACCGAGCAACTAGCGGCGCACGATGCGCCGCTAGACATCGCGCTATTGCCTGGGCAACTCAAAGTCATTGCGCGGGAATGTGGCTGGGAGTGTATGTGGTTGGTCTGGCGGCATTACGGCGGTACCGAGCTGACCTTCCCGCACACTGTCGAGTCTGGCCATACTCTCGCGCAAACCGTTGGACTAGACAATGCGCAAAAACTGTGTGCGGCCTTTGCGCCGCGCACCCTTTACATCGCTAAGGGCCATGGGGCGCAACTGGCTATCCGTAATGGACTCCGCAATGCGGCCATTCTCGCTGACCGCAAAGCAGGGTTAAAACAGGCTGAGATTGCAAGGCGGTATAACTTAAGCAACCGCCAAGTGATTAACATCCTCAATGGCCACGAACAGCAGTCGCCGGATATGAACGGCGATATTTTTAATTTATGATTCAAGGTGAAAAACATGGCACTTTATAGCTTTATAGACCAAGGCAACCAAGACTTTGTCTGAAATGGTCTAATAAAGCCGGACACTTCCAAAGGCATATTATAATGTCAGCAGAGGTGAAAAATGAGCAAAACAGATAAAGTCAAAAAACCCAAATTTACCCTGGAATTTAAGCAAGATGCGGCCAAATTGGTGCTTGAGAAAGGCTATACCCACCAACAGGCGGCGGATAGCTTAGGGGTGTCGTTAAGCGCTTTGGGACGTTGGGTCAGGGCCGAACAGCCCCAACCTGCCGTTTCTGGTGTCAAAGCCCAAGCAATGAATCTGGCGGATCACAACGAGCTAGTACGGCTGCGCAAAGAAAACGAGCAGTTGCGGA